CCGACCCTCGACGCGGCTCAAACTACCCGCAGTATGGGCGCATGCCTAGTCCTCCCATGTCAACCGCGGAACGTGCCGAGTTTGAGCGTAAAAAAGAGATGGGCGGTCTCGGCTTAGCATACGAGTGGTTAAGTAGTATCAACGAACGTAAAGCCGAGCTTGATGTTGCCCGCAAGGAAAAAGCGCAGGCCCCAGAACTAGAACGCAGAGCAGCGGATGCGCGCAGTAGGTTTGCTAAGATTGACCCACGCCGTGACATTCCCGGATCTGCGCCACTGCCGGGCCCGGCAGCGGGAAATAACCCCGATGAGTCTCCCTATAATGGAGCTAATATGGCGTCGGGAATTCAGCAGGTTGCTCCCGTTGCCCCAGTCGCCGCTACTGCAGCTCCGGCTGAGATGGATGTTGCCGGGAAGCTCGCCGCGCTCAAGCCGTTCTACAAGGACATTGACAACACAAAGGCAGAAGAAATTGCTACCAAGCAGGGCAAAAAAGAAGTTGATTTTGCTAACAAGAACGTGACGGACGAGAGGAAGTTCCAAGAAGAGATGGGTGAGTACGGCGTAGGCAGAGAGAAGCGTTTGAAAGAGCGTGAGGGTAAGCTGGAAAAAGACGAAAAGTCTAACTACGGTTTAGCTTTCTTAGAGGCCGGTCTGGCTATGATGGGCGGCGAGTCCCCCAACGCTTTTGCCAACATTAGTAAAGGTGCGTTGCAAGGTATGGGCGGCTACAAGAAGGGGCTGGCTAGTCTCAACGACCGCAAAGACAAGCTGTTCGACGCCTACGACTCTTTGGAAGATGCCAAGCGCTCCGACAAGAAAGATCGGTTTTCTCGTACTAAAGCAGCCGAAGCGGGTGTGGTTGCTGCCGAAGGCCGTCTTAGCGACAATATGTTTAAACTGGCAACAACCGAAGGTCAGACAAATGCCGAGACCGCGCGTGCGTTGGCTACTGCCAGTATTAGCGCTGCCGGTACAGAGTATCAAGGTAGGATCCAAACCTCTATTGCTACGTCTAACCAAGCTAATCAGCGAGCTATTGCTACGTCTAACCAAGCTAATCAGCGAGCTATTGCCGAGATGCCATCAAGTGAACAACGTTTGGTCGGCTCGCTTGACCCGAAAGGCAAAGGCGACCCCCTTCGCGGCTACGAAGAGCAGCAGCGCATCATATCTCAGTATTCTTCTGAAGGTAAGTTCAATATGGACACGGCCTATGCGGACTACATCACCAAGAACCAATCCACAGCCGCGCTTACGCCACTACTGAGCAGGGCTGCATTTGCGGCGATGTTTGGCGTAGGCCCGGCGCTGTCCGCAAAACCAACTGGACAGGTACAGGGTAAGCTGCAATAATACGCACACCCCCGGCGTCCGGTAGCTGAGGGCTTTGTCAAAATCCGAGGACTTACACTGTTATGGCGCAATATCTAACCCTTCCGAACGGCAACTCTATTGAAGTCCCTGAAGGGATGGACCAGCAAACGGCATACGCCAAAGCCATAGAACAGTTCCCTGAAGCCTTTGGCTTAGGTCCCCCGAAAGCGGAGCCTGAAACAGGTTTTATCGCCGGTGTTAAATCAGGCTTTGAGAACCTAAAAGGTGACATCGGCGCTATCGGTGCCGGGCTGGGTATCGAAGGCGGAGCGGAATACTCTGAGGCACAGCGCGAAAAAGCTGGGCAAATATACCGTCAAGCAGAGTTCTCCGAAGATCCTATTGATTACGTAACGGGATTGTTGGGACAATCGGCTGCTTATATGGCTGCGCCTATTGTTGCCGCTGGTCTGGCAAGCACCGCTCCTGTATCTGGGGCCCTTGGTCTTGGCGCTACTGCCGCCGGTTTGCTTGGCGCTGGGGCCGCGTCTGCTACTCAGTTTACAGGTTCTAACTTATCACGCCAGTTGGAAGAGGGCACCGCCCCTGAAGACCTTAAACTGGGCGCTGCCGTAGCTGCCGCTATCCCACAAGCCGCGCTAGATACTGCCGCCTTACGCTTCCTGCCCGGCGTAAATAAACTCTTAGGTAAGTTTGGCCGTGAGGCAACTAGAGAAGAAGCGCTCGGCGCTGCCCGTAAATTAGCTGAAGCCTCTGCCGCAGGGTTAGTAAAATCCGGAGGTATTCAGGTTGCCAAGAACGCCGGTATCGAGGGTTTGACCGAAGCGGGTCAGCAGGTATTTGAGCGTATGCAGGCCGGTCTCGACATGATGGACGAGCAAGCTCGCGGTGAGTACCTAGACAACTTCATCGGCGGTGCCACGCTTGGTGGTTTGTTTGGGGCAGGTAGTCGCATTGGTGCCCAAGGCCGGGCCAAGGACGTAGTAGCTACAGAAGACCGACGCGTAGCTGACGAAGCCACAGCCGCTGAACAAGCCCGTCTAGATCAACTATCGCTTCTTGAGGGCGGCACCGAGACTCGTGCGGTTCCCTATGTTGAAGCAAGTACTCAAGCGCAGAGCACTCTGCCCGGTATGGAGGCTGTTGAGCCCCAAGCATCACAAGAAGCCGCTCCCCCAGAAGGCTCTCAGCTCATGGAGCAGCGCCAGTATTTAGAGCGTGTCATTGACGACAACCAGCAGCAAATGAGCGATGCCATTACTGCTCAGGACATGGAGACCTACAAAAAACTCCGTGACCAACGTAGTGTCATGACTTCTGAGCTAGGCACCGTAAACGCGCAATTAAAAGCGTCAGGATTTCAAGACACCGCTAGCCAACAAGTGCAGTTGCAGACCCAGCTTGCTAAAGCGCAGGAGTCCTTGTCTAAGATGGCAGGCCCCAGCTTCGATCCTGCTAAAGCGGACAAACTTGTTGACAGAATTGATGAGCTGCAACAACAGTTAGGCGATGTCGGCGGTGCCCAGAGCACTATGCTTGGTAAAAACGCCCCCATGCTGGACTTAGCCGCACGTCGCCGTGAAGACGATAATCTTCTTGGAAAGCAAATGGGGGCTGGGCGCGAGGATAGCGCCCGTACACGGGAGGTCATAGACGCCGAGACTGCGGCATTACAGCGTTTCGGCCAAGAATCTGAGACACCGGGGGCCTCAACTGTTGAAGCCGAGCGCCTTTCTTTTGGCGCTGCCAAAGCCATTACTGATTTGTTTGGTGTGGGAGCAACGGACATTGTGCCGGTTTCAGAAACCGTAACACCAATGCCGCGCCAGCAGTTCAAGGTGGCGAACAATCAATACAACACGCTGCTGACTCAGGTTGATAAGCTGTCTAACAGCATGGTGGTCTCTAATAGAGAGAAGGCTGACGACATACGCGACCAGATTAACGACATCCGCGAAAAAAGTGATGGTTATTTAAAGCAAGTGTTTGACGCGCGCGCGGACCAAGACACCGCACTTAACGAGTTCACTGGCGCACTGACGGATATTCGCGCAGGGCTGTATCGACAGGGCACCAGCGGTACGCTGTTCAATGACACATTAGCAAATGTGCAGTCCAACGCCAACGAAGCTCGCGCCAAGTACATCAAGGCGGCGTTGCGAGAAGCCGCAACTCACCGTCGTGCCGCAGGCCGTCCCGCCCTGACTAGGGACGAAGCGCTCAAAGCTGCAGATGAGATGGACGGCATTTTGAACGCTGCGCTGGAAGAAATCTCCACGCGATCTACGGCGGACCGCAGTGACGCATATAAAGAAACGCGGATTGTTGCCCCTGCTCAGATGCGTAGCGGACAGATTATTAAAAACGCGGTGTTAGAGACACGGGACTCTCGCCCACTGGCAGAGCGTCCGTTTGGTGCCCCTCGTGCTGCGCAGGAAGTTATTATCGATTCCCTTAGCGCACTGCCTAAAATTCGTGATGGGTTGTTTGGCAAGCGGCAGGCACAGGTAGAAAAACCACTGCTTCGTACGCAGTTTGCAGAGACAGAAGCGCGGAAGACCTCCGAAGCCAAAGGCGAAACAGCCACAACCTTGAAGGGGGAGTTGGCTCGTCGCACGGAATTTGTCCGTAATAAGATGGCTAAGATGAAGGAGATGCGCCCTGCGGCACGTGACGTGCTGAACGAAGCTGCCGACATCATGGATGAGGGCAAGGCTTCACGCGACCTACTCGATGCAGTTGAGGGTGTTGTAGATGCCATACTAGCTAACCGTCAACCGCGCATGTCGGACTTGCGAGCCATCAACGACACGCTCAAAGCGGTGGAGCCGACAGCTACTGAGCAACGCGAAGCCGGGCAGAAGTCTTTGTTCGACAACACGACAGAACGTCGCCGTGAGGACAAGGAGCTTGGTGTTATTCGCAAAAACTTCCGCGCTTTGATGAGTTCTCCTGCCGTTCGTAACGGGCAAGCCGCTGTCGCTAAGGCTAAGGAGGACATTGCTAAACTTGAAAAACAACAAGCCGCAGCGGAGCAAAGCGCGAACTTAAAAAAGAAAGAAAAAGTTGCTAAGGTTTTTAGGAAAGTTGAAGACCAACGCGCAGAAGTGCAAGAGGTAATGTATGGTGCCCGCGCTATTGCACTTGCTGATATACAGGCAGCTCGAAAAGCCATCTTCAGCCCCATGGTTGAGGCCACTAATAAAAGACTTGTTGCAGCCAAAGAAGGCATCCAGAAAGCGTTTGCTCAGGCTAATCAAGAAGGCATTACGCCGGACGTACAGAAACGCATCGACTCCCTGCTTGAAGAAATTGAAACACAAGAAACCGCGCTTGCCACTGTGCAAGACAAGTACATGGAGACCGTCGACAGCTCTACGGTTGTGGTTGCCGCGTATAGAGACTTTAATGTTAAGTTCGAGCAGAAAATACTGGATCGGTTTACAAAAGATTTAGATAAAGCAAAGAAGGCGGCAAACGTACCCCCTGCGGCCGTTAAACAATTGGCAGACGAAGCCAAGGTACAACGCGCACGAGTTGCGCAAGCCGAAGACGCAGAAAGAACTGCAAAAGAAACCGCTGGTCGCCTTCGCCGCGAGTTAGAGCAGCGCATGTTGAAGTTCCGTCAGGCCGGTTCAACTGCTAAACAGGCAGCGTTAAGCGCTAAAGGCTTGACGCTTCAAGAAGACCTTGCTCGTTTACAGAAAATACTGAATTCTGTGGACGATGTGTTGGAAGAGCGCAAAGCCGCAAAAGGCAAACGGGCTATTGGACCTGTTACTCGGACGCAGTCGGCTGCTCCGGCGTCCCTGCGCGGGGGCACTGAGGAGAGTAAGGCGGGGTTGGGGCGTACGGGAACAAGTCAGCGCTTATCGGAAGCACGAGGTATTAAGCAGCGCAATGTGCCTATTACAAGCGCTGAGATGGCTGCGCCTGCCGACATGTCTATTGAAGAGTTCGGCAAGTTGTCACCGGAAGGACAAACTGCGGAATTAAATCGCCGCCAAATGAAGGCCGATTTGAAAACGCTTGACACGGCTAAACGTACTATAACTCGTACACGCGGCACTAAAGAACAGATTGCTGAAGATAAGCGTATTGCAGAAGAAACGTTTGGCATTGACACATCTAATTCAAAATGGCGTCAAAAACTCCGTGCTGAGCTAGCGAGGCAGGATGCGACAGAGGCCGAAGCGTTGGCAGCGGACCTGCAGAAAGTAACGAAGGGTAGGAAGAATATTGCCGACGTTATAGACGAAGACGTTGACTCTGCAGAAGACAACTATCTACGGGAAAACTCTCAGGCATACGATGCACCATCATTCACGCCTGTAAAGGTTAACGTCATCAAAGCGCTTCGTTCAGGCGATGCTGTAAGGGCTGCGGAGTTACTGGCCGAGAGCGGGGCTACGCCTTTTGTGCGTAAGCTGTCCGGACTTCTGGCTACGCTGCTAGGGAACGTTAAAGTTGAAATGGTCTCAGACCTGTACGTGGACGGCAAACGTGCGGCGGGTAGCTACGAGTCCAATAAAGCGGTAATGCAGTTTGACGAAGAGGCAGTGAGCGAAGAAGTCATCTTGCACGAGATGATCCACGCTGTTACGCTGCGATTGTTAAAAGCGCCAATAGACACCTTGACCGACGCTCAGAAAGCGGCGCGTGTTGAGCTGGAGTCTATGTTTGCGGCGGTTAAAAAGAACACCAATCTTGCGCGTGAGTACGGCATAACTAACATTGCTGAATTTGCCTCTGAGATGCTGTCCAACCGTGTGCTGCAGAACAAGTTGGCAAATGTTAAGTGGACAGGCGGGGGTAACATGGTTACCCGCTTTATTAACAAGGTGCTGGCGTTCTTGGGGCTGAAGGAAGGCGTTGACTTTAACAAGCAAGCTACACAGAACATCCTGAACCTGTTTGAAAAAGCAATGCCGATGACTGAAGGCAGACAGATCGACAACGTCGCGTCTGTGCTACGTGGGGTTTTCCCTAACACCGAGCCAAAGTTTGCCGCTGGTATCTCTAAAGAAGCGCAAGCCGCCGCTGGTCGACAGGTTGCGCGGACTTCCGGGTTTATGGCGTCGCTGTTTAGCCCCGCCGCAGCCGCTCCAGAAAGCAGTAAAACAAATAGGGCGCTTGCTTGGCGCACTCAGTTACTGGATCGCTTTGCGCCTATCGAGGAGCTGTTGCGCAAGGGTGTCGAGCGCGGAGTTATCCCCGACATGCAACTGTTCCAGACGCTCTACTACATGCGCTTTGGCGAACAGGTCAACCAATACGTAGCGCAAGCTGCTTCTAATGGTGTTGTACGACGCGTTAAGGCCGCCGATGGCACCCACACGTTTGAGGCTGTTGAAGGCGACAACATTGCCCGTATTGCGGAGACTTTGCGTGACGCGGGTATTGGTAATGAACAAGCCGCTGAAGAAATGTTTACTACATGGATGGCAGGTCTTCGCGCAGGTCAGGGGCAAATCGGCTGGGACAAGTTGAACTTTAAAGACGCCAAGCAAGCCAAGGCTGACTGGGACGCGGTTAACAAGGACGTGCAAAACAACTCAAAAATTAAAGACGCTTTTGAGTCTGCTCGTAAACAATACCGCCAGTACAACAAAGACTTGCTTACGTTCCTGTCTGACTCAGGCGCAATGTCTCGTGATGAGGCTGTTAGATTGTCAGCGCTAGATTACGTCCCGTTCTACCGTAAAAACGGAGAAGAAGTAGAGCTGATGATTGACCGTGAGAAAATTGTTAAGATCGGCAATCTTAAGAACCAGCCGTACCTCAAAGAGTTAATTGGTGGCGAGGACTCTATCCTGCCGTTCTTTGAGAGCGCGTTGCAGAACACCCGCATGATTCTTGATATGGGCATGCGCAATATCCAGACAAAAGACGTGGCGTACGTTCTGCAGAAAATGGGTAGCGCTGAAATCCGCAAAGGATCAGGCCCTGCGGGCACCAATATCGTACGGTTCCGTGAAGGCGGCGAAATGAAGCACGCCGTTATTGATGACGCGTATGGGGTTCCAGCCGATCTGCTGGTTAAAGGCTTGGAGGGCATAAAGACCACTATCCCAGCGGTTGTTCGTTTGATGAGCTACCCTGCTAACTTGTTGCGTAAGACAGTGACAATAATGCCTACCTACGCGCTGCGTCAAGCCATTCGTGACCCGCTCAACGCGTGGATGGTTACCGGCGGCAATTTCGCTCCAATCGCTAGTTCCTTTAAAGAGCTGACTAAGATGGTAGGCGGCAAGAGCGAAACGCAAAGTATCCTGCAACAAGCAGGCGCTATCAGTAGTAACGTGTTTACTGGCGACAAGCAAGACATCACGCGCATCTTGCGCGATACCGTTGGGGGTAAGGCTGGCTGGCAGAAACTCGTTGCTAAGGCTGAAGGGTTTGCTATTCAAGGCGACTCATCAACCCGCGCTGTTCTGTACAACATGTACCGCGAAAAGGGCATGACCCACATGCAGGCGTTGCTTGGTTCGCTGGAGTCTATGAACTTTAGCCGTCGCGGTGTGTCTCCCAGCATGCAGTTCATGTCCATGATGGTGCCGTTCTTTAACGCTCAGATACAGGGTTTGGATGTGTTGTGGAGAGCCGGTAAAGGGGTGTCACTGTTCCAGAAGGAAATGAACGTCCAAGCATTAATGCTCAAGCGTGGTTTTATGATGGCGGCAGGCACTATGGCCTACGCGGCCCTGATGCAGGACGACGAGTCTTATAAGAACGCAACGCCAGAACAGCGCGCGCTCAACTGGTTCATCCCACTGCCCGGTGTGGAGGCAAGTCTGCGTGTGCCAATCCCATTTGAATTGGGCTACGCGTTTAAGTCAATCCCAGAAATGGTATTCAACGTGGCGTTTGGCGACCAGAAAGCCGGGGAAGCCATGAAGGCGTTTGGTGCTTTGGCTTACCAGACAGTGCCTGTCGGCATGCCACAAGGCATGAAGCCTATTGTTGAGGTGGCAACTAACTACTCGTTCTTTACTGGCTCCCCCGTCGAGTCTGATCGCATGCAGGGACTTACCAAAAGCGAGCGCTACAGCCCCAACACCACCGAGCTGGCAAAGATGTTGAGCGCGGCTACATTTGGCACGGTCTCCCCAATGCAGGTTGAGCATCTTGTCCGGGGCTACACAGGGTCATTGGGTATTACCCTACTACAGATACCTAACGTAGCCATCCGTCCGTTGACAGATCAGGCAGAGCGCCCAACTAAACTCATCAACGAGTACCCAGTTATCGGCACTCTGTTTCAACCTGCTGATGGACGGGGTGTGGTCAATGCTGCGTACGATAGGCTCGAGGAGTTCCAACAGGCCAAACGTACGTACAACACGATGATTGCCGAAGGCCGGGGAGCCGATGCCAAAGCGTTTGCTCAGAAGTACTCTACGGAAATTGCGCTTAACTCCTTTGGCGGTTCTTTCCGTCAAGAGATGGGCGAGTTGGCTAAACTTAAACGCGGTATTGCGGCATCTAAGACCCTGACCCCCGATCAAAAGCGTGACAGGGTTCAGGAAATTAAACGCCTTGAGATTCGCATGTCGCGGCGTATTAAAGATCTGTCCTAGCCCCTAGCCTTGGGGCGGTAAAACCAGACGCCAAGTAAACCTGTCCTGATTGCGGAGTAGGCCTTGGCGTCGGTTATCTTTTGGGACACGGCGGCTCGTAGACCGGCGCCTGTCATTTCCTGAAGGTTGAGGCAGGGGATAAAGAACCCCTGCCCCTTATGCAGCTTTGCCCAAGGGAACAGTTTAGTTTTGTGTGAGTGGGGCGTCGTCTTCATCAACACGTCTACTTATTTGAATCGCGGCTACGCGCATCGTAGGGCCATCGGTCTTGGCAAGCAAGTCTTTCTTTTTCTGGTAGCGTATCTGAAACAACTCTTGCATTTCCTGCTTGAAGTTTTGGTAGCTGTAACTCATGGTCGAGCAGTGTGCGCGAAGTAAGCGCTCTTCAATGTAGAAGTCAATATATCCCGCCGTGTGCCCGTGCTCCACACGCCCCATGACCTCCTGCCGCGCGGTGTTCCTGCCGACCTCGGTGCCGTCTTGGAAATGTGCCAGAAGCCCACTTCTCTCACCATACTTAACGACAACAAACTTGCCCTGATTCTCTTGGATGTAGGAGTTCAGCACGTCTTCCGCGTTGACCGAACCACCGTGGATACTGGCGCGCATAGTCTCTACGGCTCGACCATACGCTACCATGATTTCTTGCATGGGGATTTCAGCCAGATTCGTGTGCTTGCCATTGAAAAGAACCCCGGCAACAACCCCGCAAGCTATGGCCGCCATCCAAAAGCGTTCGTCTCGTGGTGCGTTGTAGTGCTTGTACATCTGGCGGGTCGTGTCGTCTACCAGCTTCTTTATGTATTCCGTGTTGTCCACGAAGTACTGTGATAACTCTACCCCGGCCAAGGCGTAGTTGTCCTGCAAAGATTTGATGACCTCGATCTCGTCATCGGTCCACTGTAACTTCTGGTCAATAGAAAATTCCAACAAACGCCTTAGCTCTCCTTCAGATGAGTGCTGGCGCTCCCCCGCTAGGTAATCTACGGCGTTCCGGTTGGAGGACATGATGGCAAGCGTGGCCCACGTAGACAGGTTCAGACGTTCTTTGTTGGACCCGGACTCCATGCGCTCTTTGCCGCGACCTTCGCTCATACTAAACAAGAAGGCTGGGAACCACTCGAAGTCCTTGCGGTTGTTGGTGGTGATTTCGTCCGTGACCAACGGCAAGCTGCGAAGCAAACCAAGGCGCTGCTGCATAGCCACTGCGGAGGTGCCTGAACCCGTGCGGTAGTGCACCGGGTGCCCCCATATAGCGGCGGCGGTATCCAACGCCAAGCTCTTGCCTGTACCTGAATTCCTAGACGCGCAGTGAATGGTCATGCCATACAACTTGGTGAACTTCATAAGGGGCGCGCCAGCACCCAGCAGCACAACCGCTAAGTGGTCCCACAACCGCCGACGAATTAAAAGCTGTACAACTTTCTGCCAGTTTTCTAGTGTCCCTGTAGGCTGGGTGTTCGACGTGATGTTCTCCAGCCCCGACATGGGTACCGATATTGGCTCCTTGTTCTTGCTGTATATACGCCCGGCAAACACGAACGAACCATCATCTTGCCAGCCATAGCTAGTAGGTAGCGCAATAGGCGCACGCTCCACGCTTAGCTTCTCCACACAGGCGCGGACATACTCGTACAGGTTTTTGTCATTGCCCGAACCAAACGCCGCCATGACGTTCTGACTAGCTAGCGTCTTGATGGTTGTATCCTTGCTGGCGATGCTCTCCTGTGCCACTGTGATGTCCTGTACCCGACCGCTGCGTATAGCGCGTAGGTGCACCTCGTGGACGCCGTTGAAGTTCAGGATGTCTACGGGGAACAAATCGTACTGGCACAACATGATCTGCTTCTTTATGGCGTTACCCTGATCGTCCACAGAGTCCTTCTCCATAAACACACCACCGTTCTTACCATAAGCGTACCCGTGGGGCGGCTCTGGGCGTAGTACCTTGATCGGTATCTGCGCAGGCATCGCTACCTCCATGACCACGGGCTCGGTCACCAAGTCCAGTTCTCTGCCAAGCGCTAGGGGGTTGGTTATCTTGCCGCGATGGGAGCAGTTGTCGCACACACCGGGGTTCTCGGAATCAAACTTCACACAGGGGTAGGGCCCCTTGATCTCCGCCAGTTTCTGGTTCATGCGGTCTGTGTCGTAGGGGTGCAGGTCACTAAGCCATATCACCGCCTTGTCGCCGTCTTCGCACTTTTGGGCAATACTCAGCCACGCTCTCCACTGGGGCTCCATACCGTCCTCTGCCGCGTTCTCTACGAAATTGGAAAGCTGGGCACAACCTGTACCCGCCTGCGTCTTTTTATAGATGGTGCGAAACTTGGTGACGCTGTTTTGAAACAGTGGTGCAATCGTGGATACAGAACTGACACTGGTTGGCCTGACCCCTTCCAGCCGTAGGGTGGGCGTAGGCATGGGTACCACCTGCGACTTTAGCTGGCTGATGATGAGCGACTCAAGGTCCTCGAACGCGAAGGTGTCTCCCTCGCTCAGTATGCGCACAGGCTTGGGGGTGCCGTACTTCTTCTTGTGGTTGCGTGTGCCGGGTACGCGAAGGACTCGGGCGGCGTCTGCTGTTACCGTCATGTCGATCTTCAAGCCTTCCTGCTTACATAGGCGCTTCAATCCTTCAGCTAAGGGTTTCCACCTATCAACAGCCACGTCTTCCGTGAAGGGCCAGTAGACGTGCAAGCCGCCACCAGAACCCACGATGTAGGGCGCACCAAGCAGGTCTAGCCCTACCCTATCCATGAATGTGTTTATCGCTTCTACTGCGGCCTTCTTGGTCTCGTAGCCGTCCATATCCACGAACAAGCTGCGTAGGTACTGGGCGTTCACTGCCTCTCTGGTGTCGCCGTTCTCAAAAGTCGCCAATGCAAAATAAACGTCACAGTCTGCGCTATCCCAGCGCGCTACATGTTCCTCCAATTCTTCAAGCGCCGGACTGAATCGGTGCTCTTTTTTTCTTGTACTGAGTTCTGCCACACAGTAATACCCGTGGTCCGGGGACGGCAAAACAACCGCTAGGAATTCAAGCGGGGTCATATAAATCCTCGGGTTTAAAACAGGGGGAGTTCGAGCTGGCGGGTGTCTGCGCGATAGGTCGTTGCGGCATCAACAAGCATCGTGAAGCGGTGGGTCAATTCAAGTTGAAAGGCTTTGCTCATGCCTGCACCATGCGCCATGTCTTCGGCATAGCGGATCAACTCTTCATTGCTTAGGGCTTTAGGTTCAATTCCTGACATACTGTTCTCCATGCGTCATCTGCGCTGTTTGCGCTTTGTAAAATCTTGAGCATCCACTCGGCGCGATCACGGTACGCCGGGAAGATTTCCGTGCCCAAGAACCAGTTGTATACGGTCTGGCGCGTGACGCCCAGAGCCCTCGATATTCGCACAACTGAAAAGTCGTGGTGAATAGCCCACCGCCCTAATTGACTTCCGGTCGTTTTAGGTGTGGCGGCTATCTTGTCTTTTATTCCTTGTGAATATGGCATCTTTATTGGGGCGCTGTTTTACGAGCGCCCCGCCTTTCTTATTCGTCGTCCCACTCGGATACGATGTCGGCCAACTTAGCTTTCTTGGCTGGCACAGCGCTTGGCTTAGCTTCGTCCTTACGGACTTCCGGCTCATCTTCCTCGTCGGCTACCGCCTTAGTCTTGGCCTTGGTGGTTTTGACTTCAGCCACCGCAGCAGTGTCGTCTTCGTCCATCATCTCGCCCATAGGCTTGGCAACGGGCTTGGGGGCAGCGCCAGCGATTTTCATCGGAGTAGGCTTCACACCGTCCGCTTGCGCCGCAGTCATTACGACTGCGCGGTCGGCATCAGGGTTAGTGCCTTGCTTCAAGGAGACCTCGTACTCTTCTTCCGTCAACCAGCGTTGGGGCTGGAAAGTCAGCTTAGGGCTCTCTGACTGGATGTCGAACTTCATGCGGGTAACAATCTGCTCGGGGTTGACAGGTGGGCTTTGTGCAGCCAAGTAGCGGGCGTATGCCTGCAGTCCTCGCCTATCCCCATCTTCTTTACCAAAAATACTTGTCGCTGGAAGCGTCAACTGGAGCACGTCTCCGTCAGGGTTGTTCTCTAACACCACGGCCAAGCGCTGTTGGAAGCGGCAGGCGCGGCTGTTACCGTTACCTGAACCGGCTTGGTTCTGGGGGCATCCAGCACAGTTATAAAACTGCGGGGTCTCTATGGTTGTCTCGGGCGTTTCCCCGTCGTTGCTCCAGCAGTCAGGGCCTGTGATGTTGTCTGCATCGTAGGATTTGCCGTAGAAAATACGGCTGACTTTAGGCGCCGCCTTAACAATGATTATGTCGAGGTACCTCTCATCAACGGTGGCAATTTCTTTGCCGCCAGCTACCAAACGGAACACACCCCCCTTGATGGAGATGCGCTTAGTTGTGGAGCCGCTGGCATTACCACCCGTTAGGGCTTTGGCGGTATCTGACAGCTCGTTGTTACGAGCGAAGGCAGGAACGGTTGATGGGGAAAACAGCATTACGTTACTCATGGTTTGCGTTACTTTCTTACAGGGGTTACACGGATGTCAAAATCCGAAAACGAGTTTAATCCGGGAGGTACTACCCCCGGGTTCTCTTCAAGGAATGTCACGATGTTGCTTTGACTGATACGTTGTTCCAACAGTTCTACGACCTCATGCTCAAGAACGAACTTTTTAAATGAGTCCCAGTCGTTGGTGTGGTATCGGGTCTTTTGCACCAAAGCTACACGCCCGTGGGGAGTGTTGAGCGATGTCAAACCTAATGCGCGCATCTGGTCTTTAATCGCCATGCGTACTTCCGTACGGTGTTCTTCTAGCTCGGCAATCTGTGCATCGAATGTCAGGATCTTTGCTTTGATCTTGGCGTGTATATGCACCAGTTTATCCAAACCTACAGCTTCTTCATCTACCATTTACTTCTCCTTTTATTTGTCTACCGTTTGACAGTGTACACGTTTCCGAACGTGCCGCAACCCCCTTTCATAAATTTATTTCTATCTTGAACATCTCAGTCAGCAGGTTGTTATCTACTACCTTACTGGCGAGGGCTTTAAACATTTTCTTTTCAATTGGGCTACCTTCAATGTGAACAACTGTTACTTTGTCACTATTTTGCCCCTTGCGGTCGGCGCGCGCGATGCACTGGATGTACTGCTCAACGCTCATTAAAGGCCCAAAAAATACCACTGTATCTGCCGCAGTTAGGGTAATCCCGTGTGCAGTAGCGGCGGGTTGCATGACCAACACTCGTGTTTCGTCAGGGCGGTTTTGGAAGCGGCTAATGATGTCGGCTCGTTTACTGGCCGAGACTCCTCCGTGGATGCACTCGTTGGCTATATTGCACTTGGTTAAGTGGCTCTGGATGGTGTTAATGATCGAGCGGTACAGTGCAAAGATGATGACCTTGCGACTAGTCTCTTCCAGAATCTCTTGGAGCACGCCGAGTCGAGGCGCTGCATCGAACTCCACCACTTCACCAGCGTCTGTGTACGCCGCACCACAGGAGATCTGCAACAGTTTGTTTACGCCAGTAGCCGCGTTGACTGCGGTGATGGTCTCCCCGGACGCCTGTATCAACATCTGCTCCTTGAGCATGTTGTAGTACTTCGCCTGCTGTGGGGTTAGTGGGACTTCTCGTGTCATCGTGATGACTGGCGGCAAGTCCAAGCACTGCTCTTTGGTGTAGCGTATGGCAGGTTGTAGCGCGTCGTAGACCATTCCCTTAGCGCCGGGCTTTGCTGCCCACTTGAACATGGTCATCTTGAACATGACTTGGTCACGCCATGCGGTAAAGAAGCGCGGCACGTTCTCAGGGTTAACTAGCTTTGCTAAACCGTATGCGTCCGCAGGCGACTGCGCCGCAGGCGTACCCGTCATCATCCACAGGTGTGTGTTGGGGCGCAGGATTGACTGCAATGTTTTCCATCGTTTAGTGGTGGTCGTCTTGTATGCGTTGGCCTCGTCCACGATCACCAAATCAAACCTGCCGTCGTTGTTGAGTTCCGTGGCGATCAAATTCAATCCATCATAGTTGCAGATAACGAACTCATAGTCTCCCTGAATCATCTCTATGCGACGTGATGACTTGGCATGGTGCGCAATAACTGCGCTTCGGTGAATGATCGAGTTGTTTAAGTCATTCATCCACGCACTCTGCATGATCGACAGTGGGCAAAGTATTAGACACCTTCGCACAGCCCCGCGCTTCATCAGGTAGTCCGCCGCCCATAACGCAGACAGTGTCTTGCCTGTGCCGGGGTCGTTGAACACAAACGCTTTGGTGTTCAGCGTCAAGAAAGCCGCCGTGTCGATTTGATGACTCATTGGCTTGTATCGCCCGGGCCAGTTGTATCGGCGTGTGATGGGGGAAGGTACGTTCTTTAGTCCGAGGTTCCTTAGTACCTTGACTTCGTCTAGCCCCCAGTAGACGGCTATCTCATAAGTGTCTCCTTCTTGCTTGAGCACCTTGTGCTTTGGTATGACTGAATATCTATCGGGCGTACGGGTTTTAAAGACAACCGCTTTGTCTTCTAATATCTCCATTGCTTCTCCGTGGTTTATGTTTTAGCTTTGCCGTTGTCGCGCATGTTAGCTGTGGCACTACGCACCCGCATGTTGCCTTTGGTGCTTTTGCCGCCGTCTTTTATTTTCTTCTTGTGGTCGATCTGCTCGTCGGCAGAAAGTACAACCCCGGCCTTAGCGTATACGCGCCTCCCTGTTTGGCGCTCAAGTTGGTCCTCGGTTTCACCTGTTTTCTTTTGTAGTTTGTATGCGTGTTTGTAATCACGCTTGCCGTTTGTCTGTGTCATATCATTTCCTTTTTGTGTTGTATTCACAGGACTTAACCGCGCACCATCCGCACAGTGGCGTAGGCTTAGGGTTCCAAACTCCTGTGGCGTATGCCTGTTCAATGCGAGCGACACGTTCCCGATAGTCCCACCAAAATCCTTCAGCCTGATCAACTTCAAAGGACGCCTTCTTCATATCGTTCTTGGCAACAAACAGCAGCGCCCCACTCACCTTGCGGATATGCGGGAAATGTGCAAACACCATCAACGCCATGAGTCGTAGCTGTTCCAAGTCAGGGTACTTGTTGTTGCCGGACTTGTAGTCCACCACCCGAGCGGTCAGGTTGTCGTCGTTAATGATGAGCAAGTCCGCGATGCCTCGTACCCACACGTCCTTAGCCATGAAGTCACAGGGTTGTAGGTCCTTGGTCAACCCCATCTTGTGCTCACACAGCTTGCGACCGGGCTTGTCCTTGAGCGCATCCAGCGTGTCCTTGATGTACTCGAACTGTTTGGGCAACGCCGTGTCGTCGCGGATGTAGAACTCCGCAGCTTCGTGTAGCTCCTTGCCGTAGATGGTGGCAACGGTGTCCGTGAATGGGTGGTTCTTGAGCACCTTTACCTCGTGGTAGCGTCGCGCGCACCCCTCGTAGTCTTTAAGGGAGCTGTGGCTCCATGAAATAGGTTTGGTCATTTGAACCTTGCTGATTTAATTGCCCGGTATAGGCGACTACTAAACTCTTCGACAAATGGCTCGTTGTTGTTTAGTTGGTGCTCGCCCATGCCCTCCAGAATGGCGTGAGTTAACTCATGCCAAAACGTTTCCTGCATTAACGGGTACCGATTAGTCACTATGCGGATGCGCTGGGCACCGTAGTCGATCTCCCCAATGTGCGCCTGCCGATTTAATGTTTCCGCTATCTCAACGCTATACCACTTGTCGCCCACTTTTATCTTGCGGGGCAGTTTTTTCTCGGCTGTCATTTAACCATCCTTATTGCTTTGCTTCTCCATACCTACGGTGCGCGCCACCGTCAGCGCCTAGCGGGATGCCCGGCAAATACCGTGGCTCCATAGTCATCTGCGCCAAGACCCAAGGCTTAGCGTCCTCTACCTCAGCATTAGGTACGACAGCAATGAGTTCGTCATGCACTGTCCCCTTGACTGGGTGTCTTTTTTCAACCCGTAGCATCCCGTCAGTCATTACAATACGTGCTACGCCCTGCGTAATGTTGTTCGTAATCTTACCTCCATACAACCTAGTAGGTGGGGTGCCTGCGGCTCCGTAGAGCCATTCCGTGCGCTTGGTCTCTTCGTTCTTAACGCGGCGAAGATTCGGGTAGCGCAGGCTCATCCCGCTGGGGAGTACTATCTCCTCCTTGCGGAACGTTAAACATTTATACACCACCTCCTCCCCACCGTAAAGGCTTTTTTGCAGCAGCCCCGAGCACATCTCCCAGAACGTCACCACTGGGTGGGCGGTGGCCCGGTATATGTCTATGATCTTCTTGGCGGCTACGCAATGGATCAACAACTCCTGCTCTGTGCAGGTGTGGGGTATCTCCTCCATCTTCTGGATGTTGTCATCCCATTCCACAAAACGCTCAATGAACCTCTTATTAACTCCTAGTCTTTTAGCAAAGTCCTTGTCGTACATGACGGGTGGGGCACCAAGGAACCCTACAACTAGTTGCGCCGAAAACGAGGCCCAACCGAGGCCGTACCCACACCCGAGTAGAGCAGACTTAGCAGATTGTCGGAGGTCCGGGTGTGAATCTTTCGTAAGTCCCGGTGTGTTAAACATTTGAGCGCCGAACAATGCGTAAGGGTCACCTCCAGCCCTGAAAATGTCCAGCATGTCTTCGTGATCCGCCAACCACGCAAGAACGCGTGGTTCAATTTGCGACAAGTCGCCGACGACGAGTTGATGCCCTTCGGGAGCCATAACCGCTTTACGCAGGAACGATCCTCGCTTGAGGTTTTGCATGTTGATGGCTGAACCTTTACTGGCTGACCAGCGCCCAGTTTGAGCCCCAAAATACGAGAGTGGGACCGGGAGATTCCCGCGTTGCGAGATGTCGAAGAACCGTTGTGCCCGGGTTCGCTCATTGGTTGATTTAACCCGAAGGCGCGCTTCACAAAGAAGGGCAACGTCGTCACGTTGGTGATTAAGGAGCGCTTGGAACATGGCGTCGTTCTTAGCCAGAGCAAGTGTTTCTTTGCCGGTAGTTTTACTGATTTTCTTCGGGGCAGGAATCCCAAGCGTGTTAAGTATGGCAGCAAACTTTGGATTCGACGCGAGGTCTTTCTCCTCCACGTCGAGCTTTTGTAGTAAGGCTTCACGGGTTTCTCTCTCCTCTTCAATAGCGTTAAGTAGCATCAGGCCGTCCAGCACCAATGTCGGCTCCGTGTACATCCGAAGCGTCATGTCTATAAGCCTAAGTTCTTTCGTAGGGTATCCAACTCGAAGGGCTGAAAATATGTGTTCGCACAAGAACACATCGTGCTTGCAGTACTCCGCGAGTTCTTCTTCGATCTGCTCATCCAGTTCTCGTAGTCCATCAGTCGAATGTAGGGCTTTCCCTTTGGCGGGAAGGCCAAAAGCGCTTGCCAACCGCGCGAGGGAATTGCCAACCTCCACGCCGCGTAAAGCTCGTGCCATTGATAGGGTGTCGAGAATGAAGGCTGGCGTGACGTTATATTTCCAAGAAAGGATTGACACGTCGAATTGGGCGTTGTGGGCGAGAAGTGCGGTTCGTCCCCAGTCGACCCCCGAAACGTATCTAGGTATATCGCATCCTCTAACCCATTCAATTGGTTGGTCGCTTCCATATAGATGGAAGCATGCTCCGAAGTCGGTGAATCTTTCATCACGTATGTACTCCTCAGTGGTCATCTTGCTAAGCGTAAACGTTCTGCTGTCCCAATACGTCTCGAAGTCAACAGTTATGATTTCGTCGAACGGTTTACTCATTAGATGCGCACCTTCAACATGGCGTCGGCGGCGGCGTATGCGTGCTCCGCTGCGTACCTCGTTGCATCTTCTGCGCCCCACCTAAAATCTGGATCGGATAGGTATGCCTGCATTGCCATCCCTGCCAACTTGTCGCGTAGCGTCTCATCCTTGGCGTACCCGCCGTTTCTTTCCAACCATGTGTAATAAACGTGGCGGGTTGCCGGTGTGTTTTGTGTATTCATTTTCTTTTTCCTTGGTTTAAAAACTAACTCATCATCTCACGCGGGGGCGCATCGTCTTGCATGCGCATTGATAGGAACTCGGTCACCTCGTACATAAAGGTGGTTGCTTCGTACGCATCCATGTTCATGGTTGTAATGTCCGTGCTACCTTTCAAGTTTTTGTTTTTGGAAATCATCAACACCTGCGTGCCGTCATCGTCAGGGTCAAAACTCTTTAGTACTTTGTAGATGATGGACTTCAACACTAGCGTCCCCTCTTCATCAAGGGATCCTGTGATCCGCTCCATGTCTCCCACGATTTCAGCTTCGCTCTTTCTTGCATCCATAAAATGGCCTCCTCTAGTTGGTTTAAGTTGTGTTCGTTAGCTACTAGGGCTACCCCATTAGCCGCAATGATTGCGGCAATCTCTCGGTCTTGTAGTGCGGTGGTGGCGTTCTTACCCGCCTTACATTCCACCGCTATGAACTGCCCATCGAAGCACCCGACGATGTCGGGGATGCCTGCGCGGCCAAATCCATTAGCAGGCGGCATGAAGTGGTAGATGCCGTACTTGTCGAGCAGGGCTCGCACCTGCTTCTTAACTTTCGCTTCGGGGGTTTGTGTCATGCTACCCCCTATTGACACTGGTTGTCGTCATGTTCTGTTACTTCTTTTGGTGCTAACGCCAACAAAGTCTTGGCGTATATGTGTTGTAGTGTGTGGCGCAGATGCAAGGTCTCATCCACCGTCGCGCTTAGTTGTCGGCGCAGCGCGGCGTTCTCGCGCTGTAAGTCGCCCAGTTGGAAATCCAACTCTCTTTCCACATCAGTCATTTTGTTTCTCCTTTGGTGATAAGTGTTCAAGATGATTCTGTACCTTCCAGTTCATCGCGTCTGCATACCCACGCTCATACTCTTTGCGTAGCAGTTCTTCGGGCTCCCACGGTAAGGGTGTACCCGCGTGTTTGTATGCTTCGGCACGCCACATGGACGCGCTCAGTTTGTATCGTTCGCAGTCGTTGCAAGTCATTTCTTTCTCCTGTGATATCTATAAAAAACGTGGAAACCGATGACCTCAGTCATTTTCAACCTGCTTGCCCACTGGGGGTAGACAGCTAGGGTGTGATAGTGAGTTGCTTGTCTCGTGTTGTCCTTCAACCTCCCTGCCATTGCTTTAACAACAACCCGCTGCACCTTCTGTGTGTACGCCACCAGCTTTGGGTTTCTAGCTC